AAAAATAAATTAACTGATTGGTATAATAAATTTAAAGATATTAATATAGTGCAAAAAGGTATAGCTCTTGGTATAACCGCATTTGTAGCAATTGTTAAAAAAGGATATGAAAACTTTCTAGCACTAGATTCTGCTGCTACAAAAGTTAGACAGACTCTGGGTTTCTTTCCTGGAGAAATGAATGGGTTACGATCAAACATAAAAGATGTTACATTTGACTTAATGGATATGGGTGCAACATTTGATGATGTTGCTCAAACTGTAACTGATATATCTGGAGAAATAAATGGTATTGTTGCTCAAGACAAAGAGCTGTTAACAGATTTAACCGCTATTTCGAAAAACTTCGGTATTTCTGCAGCTACCTCATCGAAGTTTTTAAAAACAATGGGTGGTGTTAGTGGTGAGTCCGCTTTATCGCAAAAAGCAATGATTGGCTTTTCTAAAGATTTAGCAAAAGCTGCTGGTGTACCATTGGATACATTAATGAAGGATGTCGCGGAAGCTGGTGATAGTGCTAGAATTTTTGCGGGCAAAACTTCATTAGAATTAGTTAAATCAGCCGCAGCTGCTAGAATGTTAGGAACTAATTTGGCATCAGCAGCAGCTTCTGCTGAAAAAATGTTAGATTTTGAGAGTAGTATAAATAGTGAGTTAAAAGCAAGTGCTTTGTTGGGTCAGAATATAAATTTCAATAATGCTCGTCGAATGGCATTCAATAAAGATACAATTGGTGCTAATAAAGAAATTTTAAGAATCACAAAACAAATTAGATTTAATGAACTGAATCCAATACAGATGAAAGCATATGCAGATGCTGCTGGTAAAACAGTAGGAGAACTTCAAGATATGCTTCAACAAGAGAAGAACATGCAACTTCTTAGAGAATCTGGCAATCAAGAACAAAGAGATTTAATTGCACAATATGATAAATTGATGCAGATGAAAGATAAAGAGGCTAAAGATCAAGGAGAAATTGCTGCTCAACAAATTAGACAAAGATTAAATCAAGAACGAATGGCTCAGCTGCAAAATAAATTTAATCAATTAATATCTGAATTAGCCCAGCCTGTTATGGATATTGTCGAACCAATGTTAGATTTGGCAATTTCGATTTTACCAGCTATTACATCTGGAATTAAATTTATTGCTCCATTAATGATAGGTTTAGGTACATTAAAATTTTTCAAAGTAGTGCCAGCATTCTTTAAAACATTTATAGACTCAATGAAGAAAGGAGCTGGACTTACAAAATCATTAACATTGTCATTTGGCCAAGCGGGCAAATCTATGGGATTCCTATTCAAACAATTAGGATTCTTTAGTAAATTACTTGGACCTATAGGTTTAGTAATTGCTGGTTTTCAACTTTTAGGATCTTTAACTAAAAACTTTAAAAAATATGTTGGGGAAGACGGTTTAATTTTAGGCGGAATAAAAGCTATAGGGGTATCTTTGTATGAAGTTTTATTGAAACCGTTTGTTGATATAATTGATTGGATAGGAAGTAAATTTGGAATTGAAAATTTAGGTTCGATGATTATTGCTCCACTTGCTTCGATAGGATCTACTATAGCTGAGGTAATAACATGGCCATATAGGAAGGCATTTGAAATAATCAAAGGTTTATGGAGTACATTAGGCCCCACTATGTTAAATAGTCTTAAATCTGTTGGTAGTGGTTTATATCAAGTTACAATAGCACCATTTTCACTTGCCTGGGATTGGATTACTGGATTCTTTGGAGGTAAGTCTCCGTCTAAACTCGGACTAGCAATATTAAAAGGAATCAAATCGGTTTCTGGACTGATATTAGATGCTTTGACTTTACCATTTAGATTATTCTGGAACAATACAGTTGCTAAAATACCTGGAGTTCCAGAATTAGGAGCACCAAGTGCAATGTTAGGAGCTGATGGTGGAAGTGGCGAAGCTGAAACTACAGTTGGTGGGAACGATGCATTAATAGAAGCTATACAAAAAGGCAACCAACAAGTAGTTGGTAAAATTGATGAATTATTAACAGCATTATCTAATGGAGGAATTGCTGTTAACTTAGATGGTGTTAAAGTTAATTATGCTTTAGCTAAATCAAATCTAGAACGAGGACAACTAGGACAAGCAACCTTTTAATTTATATTTATAAAACATGGCAAATAGTCAAACATTCGGAGGTGGAGATGCCTCTACTGGTCAAATAACCACCTTAGCAAATGTAGTAGGATCTGGTTTAACATTACCAGCACCACCACAACAATTTATTAACATTAGAAAAAGTGGAAAGCTTCGAGAACTTTTTGAAAATAACGGAAATGATAATGTTATATATTCGTTGAATAAACCCGAAGATGTGGGACTCGCAGATGCTTTAAAGAATAGGTTTCAATACAAGAATCCTAATCAGGGTCAACGTGATAGGAAAATAACTAATTTAACTAGAGCTGCTGCTCAAGATGCAAATTTAGTTAGAAGTTTTTTGCGTTCTAAAAATGGAACTAGATTCATAACAAATCAACTTTTATTACAAGGATTTCAAGCATTTGATGAAACAAAGGTATATAATCCATTATCACCATATATAGCATCTTTAAAACCAGCTTCATTTGGTTTTCTAGATAGTCCAACAAGACATATAGATACAGGCAATGTTATAGGTGGTTTAGTAAATGGTCTTGGTATTGGAAAAATTACATCTACAATTGGTGGTTTATTTGGTAAAGCACCGCCCCAACCAGCTCCACCTCGTTCGTCTGTTGCAAGTGAAGCGAGTGGTGGTTTTGGTCTTGCTACATTTACAAGTTTGTTAGGAGGCGGTGATAGAACTAGCGAAGTAGTCACCCCACTTGCTAGAAATGATGTAAAAGACTTACTTAGAGGCGGTACAGCAACTAATGCTTATAATGCTCCTAGATATAGTAAATTAGTAGATCAAGGAAGTGGTGGAGGATTTTTTAAGAAATTATTATCTGGCGTTGGAAAGTTCATCCAAAATAATACTGCTATTGGTGGTTTAATACCACCTAAACAACCATGGGATGCAAAGTATCGAGCAGACGAAGAAACTTATGACTTATATTTAAATGCTGGAAAATTATTTAGTCCTGAACAAACAGGCATTGAAGGTGGAGGTATACTAAGTGGTATATTAAATTCTATTGGTTTTGGAAAAAAATCTAATTATTCTCAAGCAGTTCGTCAGAGGTTTCATGGTACTTCGAAACAAAGTCCAGATGGAAATAGACTTGTTATAACTAAAAATATAGGAAGACCGTCTGTAAATGATATAACATATACATTTACAAATCAAGTTGGTACTATAACTGGACCAACAAAAATATCAGGTAAAGATATACAAGAAGTTCCTGTTAATTCTGGATATGACTCGCAGAATTCTAGATTAAGATATGGAGACAGTGTTGGGTCTAGAATGACTAACAATGTTAATGAAGAAATAGAACAAAGTGATCAGTTATTAAATTATAAAGCTTTAGTAAATAATACTAAAGATTATAAAGGTACATTCACGAATGATCAAGATGTTAGAGTAGAAAATTTAATACAGAATTTCAATGATGCTTTGACTGATATTTCTGGTCCTGGCAACACGAAGTACGATGTAGGATTTAGTAGTAAGAAAAATTTATACCCTCTCCAATTTGCTAAGTTTAGTAATGATCCAGCATCTGGTATGGACTTTGTAAATGAAATCGATCCTTCTAAGAAAAACTCTCCTTATGCTGATAATAGAACATATCAAGCAAGATTGAGAAGAGATGAAAGTAAAGCAAATAAAATACCTTCTAGATTAGGAGAACTTAGTACACATGACAGATACATAAGACCCACAAATAATGTAGATTATGTTAATGCCTTAAATGTAATGAACAGTCAAGAGTTTAAAAAGTATTACTCTGAAACTGAAACTTTTGGTATCTATGGACCTGATTTAATTAAATTTTATTTTTATGATATTGTCAATAAAAAATTTATACCATTTAACGCGACGGTTAAAGGAATAAGTGATCAAAATCAAGCTGAGTGGGAAACAATTAGTTATATAGGTCGTGCCGATAAACTTTATTACTACAAAGGATTTACTCGAAGTGTATCTTTTAATTTTAAAACAGTAGCACATAGTATTAAAGAGTTAAGACCTATGTGGCAAAGAATAAATTATTTGACAGGTTTAACTAAGCCAGCAAACTACACAATGAATAATTATGGGGGATACATGGTATCGCCTATGGTTCAATTAACATTAGGAGATTTTTATAAAAATCATAATGTAGTGATAGATAGTGTGAATATTACGATCCCAGAAGACGCAGCTTGGGAACTTACACCTGAGGACACCCCAACTTATAGAAGCTGGTACTATGGTCTCAATCAAGCGATTAGCTGGTCATCTAGTAAAAATTTATTAAATGGTTCTGTAGATACAAGACAGGGTAATTCTAAAGCTAGAGTAGCTCAATTTCCTAGAGAAGCTGAAATATCTGTTAGTATGAAAGTACTTGAAAAAGATTTACCAAAAACTGGTAGAGCTATTTGGGGAGATGCTCCTGTTGAACGAATAACATTAGATAAATATCTTGAATATGCAAACAGTGAGGGAATACCTGTAAATAAAGAATTATTAAAACAAGGTGGTGTTACAATGGTTGACACATATACATCGGATTCAGAATCTATTTCCGCTGGTACCGGAGATGATATTAAAAATATTGATAGGTTTTCAACTTGGGTTAGATACGAAAATGGTTTACAAGTAACAGGACCGCCTACTACATTAAAACAAGTAAAAACACCCGAGTCTGAAGCTAGAATGAATATTCTAAAAAATCGTATGACAACATTACCAACTAGTCAATAATATATGAGATATCAATTTACACCGCTTAAAAAAAGATTTGATGGAAATAGTGTTTATAAAACAACATACTATCCAAATATACCAAGAGATCCATCTGATATATATATTATTGTCAGTGATAATGATTTTTTAGATAGTTTAGCTAAAAAATATTATGGAGATGAATCGTATTGGTGGGTTATAGCGAATGCTAACAGTCTTGGTATGGGTAAGTTATCTGTACCAATAGGAAAACAGCTTAGAATCCCAGGAAATTTACCAATCATATTACAAAATTTAAAACAAGTTAATTAAGTTATATGGCACTCGCACCACCGAAAATGCTAAATCGTCCTCCGGCTAAAAAGCCATCTAGTAAGCCTGGCACTGAGGATATAATAGAAACACCAACTTGGTGGGAAGCTCAAAATATTCCATGGCAACTTGTTAGAGAATTGAGACGAAGAAAGAATGATAGAAACATAGGACAAAACATACCACCTTCGCAACAATCAGATCTAGTAACAAACTTTCAAGTAAATCATCCAGAATATAAAGGACCATTAACGCCGTGGGTTCGTGCATTTTCAAATGGCACAGGCAGAGGCTCTACTTCGTTTCTTCCGAATAGTCAATACCTTTTAAAAAATGGTAAGATGCCTAAATATGACGGTTTCTTATTAGAAGGTGGTAAGGGTTTTAACAATGCATATGGGTATAAACGAAGTGGTGATATTTTAGTAGATGATAAAGCAATATTAGGATATGAAGCTAACGGCAACCCACATTATATAGACACTCGATACATTAACGGCAACAGTTATAATTATAGCACTAATACAGGAACAGCATATCCGCAAAATAATCAAGCTCCAAGGGTTTTACCACCTCCGGGAATTGTTTCTATTAATATAAAGACCAATAAAGAAATGATGGCATTTGCTACTATAAATTGGAAATGTTATTCATTGGCTCAACTTGAATACATGACTCCATTTTGGTTGTGTCCTAAAATAAATGTATTCTTAGAGTTTGGATATAATTTATTTAATATAAAATCGTTAGTAAATTACTCGGACGAATCAGAATGTTATCAATTACTAATAAATCCTCACAAAGCATTAAGTAGATGGTATGATTCATATGGAAATTATGGGTTAGTAACTGGCTTAATTACAAAATATGATTTTTCAACAACTGATGGATTTGTTTACAACTGTACCACCGAATTAACATCCAGACAAGCTTTGTACTCTGGGTTTAGAACTGATAATCCTGTTATAACTACATCTACACCAACTACATCAACAAAAACATTAACAAAAGAATATTTAACATTAAAAGACTTTTTAAAAAATTATCTCACTCCTACTGTTGCTAAAGGATGTCTTCTTGATAAGAAAAACTATGTACAACATGTGTTTGATTATATGAAAGGCGAATCAAGTCAATCAAATGAAAACTCCACGGAAGAAAACGATGGATATGATGACATAAAAAATTATGCAAAAACATTTTTCGGCGGCAAACAAGAAACTAGAATATTCTTCGGGAGAGACCCTGAAATATATGGAGCAGCATTAAATTCTACTGAAGAGGCAATAAATGCACCGCCTCCGGTGCAACCAATATCATCAACATATCCAACTTATACAGCCCCAGGAGCTGTAAAGAGAATTATAAAAAAGGGTGCTATACGATATCCAAAAAGTCAAGACACAATCGATTACGAAGTAATATCAGATGCAGATGGGTCAACCGACTTTGATGCTAAACAAGGGTCGCAAGATAGAGTGTGGTATCAACTAGATTTTGTTTTTGATATAATCAATTTATTCTGCGAAGAGATGTACACAAAAAATAACAGAATCGATATTTCAGATATTTTGATAGGGGCACACCCCAATTTAATATCATGTAATTCGAATGTATTAATACCTAATGCTGTTTCTCCAAAGTTAAATAAAGGCACAATTTTCGAAAGAGGAGGATTTTTAAGGCCTAATGAAGAAAACAATCCATTTTTCGGCATGTGGTCATTTCAGAATTGGAGTGGAAAAATTGGGGCTGGTATAGAAAAGGAACAAAAAATTATTGAAGAATTTAAGAAAAATAATAATAATATCGAGAATTTTCCATCAAAAAATCTTTCTACCGATCCATGGAAAGCGGCTCAGAAACAAAAAAATACATTTAAAACAAATGGTGCTCCTAGAGATAACTTAGATTCGATCATAAATAAAATTTACTATGATAGAACAGCTGAATATGGCCATTCGATTCGAAATGCTTCTTTTCCCAACTTATCACCAATCAATGCATCGAACATTGGTACTAGAGAATACGCGCCATATTACACGGGGTTCTTAAAATATATATATGTCTCAAATACAGTACTAGAAGGCCTGTCAGATATAACAGATAGTAGTAATACAAACACTTTAAGAAATTTAGTTAAATCTTTGCTTAATACTTTAAATGAATCTGTTGATAATTTTTGGAATTTAGATGTAGTACAAAGTGAGGATGGTGGGTTATCAATTATAGACAAAAACATGCCTATTTTGTCAAAAAAATTATATGCTTTTGATTTTGGAACTACAAATAATGTCGTGAAAAGTTTTGATTTCAAAGTTAATTTAACAAACGAACAAGCTGTACAAGTTTTGTATGGAAGTGGACAAAATGTAAATAGCATTTTGAGTGAACTTTCTAATATACAAACTAATGATGAAATATCAGCGACACAAAAAAGATCATACATAACACAATTACAAACAGGTTTGCCAAAACTAAATTATCAAGATAGATTTGAAGAACAAGAAACTCGTAAACAATTTAAAATTGCTTTAAGCAATATAGAAATATTAGAACAAGAAGAAAAAAGAAAAAAAGAAGAATCGAAACAACCATCAGATGGTGACAATAGCACTGTGCCGAGAGGTCCGTATGTAGATCTAAACAATGAAATAAGAAAATTCCAGATTAAATCGAGTCATAACAAAGAAGTTTTGACAATGCGATTAAAACGTATTAAACCAGATGAAGAGTTTTCAGAAGATGGCGAATCATCATTCGCAAATCCCTATAATTGGGTTAATTTAAATTTGCCGCCATCTATGAGAGGTAAGTTAAGAGAGTTATTAGATGATGGTGATACCAGAAATAATAAATCAAAATATGCAGGACCAGCAGATAATCTTACATTGAATATAAAATTAGATGGGATGTTTGGTTTTCGAATGTTTCAACACTTTGCTGTAATGAATTTACCAAAACCCTATGTACCTGGAAATGTCATATTTATGATAACAGAAGTGGATCACCAGATATCAGAAGGAAAGTGGGAAACTAATTTAACCGCATTATTAAGATGTACATCTGATCAAGAATACGAATACATTTATATATGAAAGATACGAGCCCTAAATTAAAAGCAATTTTAGATTATGGTTCTTTTGAAACATTTTCACCTGTGACATTTGTTTCAATACCTAGACCTGAAGATTATAAAAATGGATTTATAACTAGATACTTTGTAAGTCAAAGAAATGTTAATGATATAATAGAAACTAGTTTGGCTTCTTACACAGATGTATCTTCTATTTTATACGAAGTAGGAAGTTTAAAGTGGAAAATAACTGGACCCAAGTATAGTGAATACAAAGATTCAATAAGAACCCAAATTGGTGTGTGGGAATATAATAATAATCAAATTGCTAAACTTGAAAAAAAACTACCGGGAATTAAATCTGCACTTCCAGATATATTTCAGTATTGGAAGCGATATGCGAATTAACTTGACATACTGAAGTTATATAATACATTCAGTGTGTGAAAAAGTCTTCTGATGTGTATATCAAACTTGTCTTAAAAGATGGACATATCCATTCATCTCAAGATACTCCTATAGCAGCATTTGTACACAACATTAAAGTAAATGAAAGTGTATATTTCAATTTTTCCCACCCAGACATTGAATCGAATTCATCATTTAAAGAATTTAAAAAATATTTATCATCTCGGTCAGTAAAAAAAATATTTGTTAACGATAAAAAAAGATATAAGTATTTTTTGAATGAATTCAATCTGTATGATATTAATTTGTTTGATTTCATCGAAAATGGAAATTTATTAAAATATAAAACATCATCTTGTCGTAGCTTCATAAAATACAATTTTAACAATATAAATCAAACTAATCTAATAGTACCTTATTCTATACATCAAGAAGAGTTTGATGATGAAGTTGAATTGTTATCTAATTTAGAAACTCAATCTACAGACTCATATTGTTTTAAATTTTTTAATAATATTGTTATAGACACTTTGTTTCAAGTCGAAAAAAATGGATTAAAAGTTGATAAATCTAAGTTTAAAAGTTTCTTTAATGCTAAAGTATCAAATGACAAAGTATATTCAGAATATTTTGTTTATAATCCAACCGGAAGACCCAGCAATAAATTTGATAATATCAATTATGTTGCTTTGAATAAAGATAATGGTTGCAGAGAAAGTTTCATTTCTAGATATGACAACGGTAAATTACTAATGATAGATTTTACAGGTTTTCATCCATATATTGTATCCCATTTAGTAGAATATAAAGTACCAGATGATGAAACAATTTATGAACATCTTGCCAAACATTATTATAATGTCACCGATGTAGACAGTAATACACTCTCTAGGTCTAAAAAACTAACAATGGTTAATTTATATGGTGAGATCAGCGAAAGGTATTTAGATATTGAGTATTTTAAAAAAATAGATAATCTGAAAAATAAATATTGGAATAGTTTTACTAAAAATGGATATGTTGAGACTCCGATATATAAAAGAAAAATCACAAAAAATCATGTAAATGAACCTAATAAGAATAAACTATTTGCTTATATTATTCAAGCAGCTGAAACTGAATATGGTATAAGTACATTAGATAGAGTTATAAAATATGTTAAAGATAAAGATATTGTGCCAATTTTATATGTTTATGATAGCATAGTGTTTGATGTAAACAATGATACAGTAGACGAAGAATCGGTCTCTGATGTAGTAGATATTATAAAAAATAATCAATTCAAAATAAAAATTTATGAGGGAAATAACTATAATGAATTGAAATTAGTAGGAGTATGATTATATTTATAAATAATGAATTTTCAATCACTAATAAACGACATATGTTGTGATGTAAGAATAAAAGACGGCACTATTAATTTAGAAAATGCCGATCATGTTTTTGTGTTGCAAGAATATCTAGAAAATGCTGGGTATAATATTAATGAAATAGTAGAAAAAACAGCTAAATTATTTGAAGCTGGGAGATTTCCAGAACGACAGGCTTATAATAAAGATGGAATACTAGTTACATTTCCTACAAAAGAATATCGTGATAAAGCTGTAAATAAAGGAACACATTTTGCTGAAAACCCAAAGAAACAATCGGGTGTTTTATACGATCCAGATAATAGTGATGATGATTTATCTTTAGCAGATGTAGAATCAGAATTTGAAGACGAAGAAACTACTGATAAGGATGATACCGATCAAGAACAAGATTCTGTATCTTTAGATCAAGAATTAGATAACGATGTAACCGGAAATGATGCCGACGATAACAGAACTCCTAAAGAAAAAAAACAAGATGCGGCGGCTGTTGATTATATTTTAACAAATGATCCGCTTCAAATGTATACAACTGAAGCTTCGAAAAACACTTATACAATTGATGAAGCTGTTAAATTAGGATATAATAAGATTGGTTTATCATGGTATAATAACGGCAAATTAATTGGTGAACAATTTTATGATGATATAAGTGGATGTGTTAAAATTAAATTAAAAGAATTTTATGTACCACCTTCAGTTTTAAACGAGGCGCCTGGATGCAATGCTCAGAAGATGGAGACATTTATTGATCAAGAAATAAATGGAATCAATTCGAAAGATCAAGTAGCAAAGATTATTTCATCAAATTTAAAATCAAAAGATAAAATATCAAAAAGTCAAGAACTTGGAAATAAACAGTGTCCAATATCAAATGTATATTTTGCTCAATTAAATAAAACATCCAAAACGGATTTAGTTTTTAATAATAATAAAAGAGTTAGTTTAAAATATGAATTAGCACAATTGTGTAGTGCTCAAAATTTAGAAATGAATTCTGTAATTTCCGCAGTCTTAAGAGAAAGTGGAGAAGAAGAACAAGTTTTAAACCAATTAAGTTCGTTTATTATGGATGGACTTAAAAAAGATTTTTATATTGGACTAGCGAGTGACATAAAAAATAAATTACACAAGTCATTAACTACAACAATTAAATCAAATGACGAATCTCAATTAGCCAATGCGATATCTGATGTAGAGAGTATAATTAATCAAAATAAAAAATTCTTACAAGATGGAAATTTGCCTATAGATGCAAATTTAGTATTGAATAAGATAAATCAAGTATTTACACAACCAAAACTTAAACACAAATTAATCGATGAGTTAGCGACTGGTAAACTTCGGTTTAAACAAGGCGATGCTGATTTTTCTGCCATTTGCATTGCAGATTATATGATGACTTGGAATTGCAATGGCAATTACAAAATGTATACTGTTGATAAATTCATTGATCAAAATCAAAATAATATTTCATTTAGATTTTCCAATAGAGGTGGTGTTCGTGGAATATCAATAAGAGGAGATATTAAAACAAAATTATCTGAACAACATCTCGATGAAATTTCACTTGCATCCATTAAAGATACTATATCTTCAATATTATCAACCGATGTATTGGAATTAATAAAAAATTTATCTACCCAGGCTAAAGAGTATTTTAAAAAAGCTTGGGATAAAATAAAAACACTACTCAATGAATTATTAGAATATATTGCTAGAGTTGGTAGAGTTATTAGTGCTTATATTGAAGAAGGATATATTCGAGCCATGGAATTTTTAGGACTTCAATCTGAAGGAATTGGTACTTGGCGATGGGAGTCCCCAGATCCCATAAATGAAAATATATCAGAAAACATTGACAATGAATATAACGAACTAAAAAAACAATCTGCAAATGTTGCTAGTATTTTAGAAACACCGCCTTTGTTAAAGTTAAACTTTATTGGAATAGATAGTTTTGAAAAGTTAAAAGAGTTTGTCCAAAACGGTGGTATGAACAATTATGACTTTGAAGAAAAATCAAAGTTGTGGTTTAATAAAATGATTAATTTTTTATCAAAAACTAAAAATGAAGAAAACATCGAAGACTTCATGGAATGGTTTAATAATGCCGCTGGTACATCTGAAACTTTGAATAAAATTGGAAATGGCACTGCTAGTGATTTTATTCACGGTAATATATTACAGTATTATGATTTAATTAATAGCAAATTGAATGTTGATGACAATTCAAAACAAAATACATCTGATATTGTTTTAATATTTGGAGGGTCTGAAGAAGAATTGTTAAATAATTTGAATAATATATCTAGTGAACAAGACTTAAAAATAAATCAAAAAAGTGGATTAATAACATTTAAAAATGATCCATCGCTAAGTTTTGCTCAAGTTTCATTAAAAGCAGGGTTGGCTAGACTTGGTAAAATTACAAAGAAATTCTTTTCATATTTAGATTCAAATTCTGAAGATGAAAAATCTTTGAACGAAGGCGCATCAGACTTTATTACAAAAGTAAAGAATAAGATATTAGATGTCGGATCATTTTTTTCAAAGAAAACCGGAGACATTTATAATTGGTTTTTAAATAAAGTAAATAAATTGTATGAAAATGTCATTAGTATTTTTCGTAGAATCCCAATGGGTGACATTATCAAACAAGACCAGAAGTTAGAAAATTTAACAACCGATTTGATAACTTCATCCGAAGAAGGAATGTCTGATTTATCTGAATCTAAAAACGATATACCTATCACAAATTGTAATTATGATGCGATGATGCAGTTTTATAATTATTACAAAAGTATAGGATTTTTAGAGTTAGTAAAACGATATGATTCATATGAGTCACTGTCTAAATCTGGAGGATTTGTTTTAAATGTTGGAGATATAGACAAAAAACATTATGATAATATATCAAATGGTATTGAACATGTATACAAGATTTTTAAAAGTGCTGCTAAATATATTGGAGAAGGAAGATCTTCTTGTATAACAAGTGGTAAATACATAACCAGAGATGAACTTTCTCCAGCTTTAAAATTAAGAGCAAATCATATTGCTTTAAGAAAAATAGATGAGTTAATAAATAGCATAAATAAAAATTCAGAATTGCCAACAATTCAAACAAGAGATTTACCACAAATTGCTGCTGAATTAAGTGGAGAAGCTATTTTTGGAAAAAACTTATCACTACCAATGTTTAAATTTACAGGAGATTCGTTAACATATTATTTAAATAAGCAACAATATATAACCGATAAACAGAAACAGTTTTCTGAAACAATTAACGAAAATATTAGCCCAGGTTATATTAGTATCTATCCTACTAAAAGAGAAAATGCTTTACACTTTCAAGTTTACATGTATTTACTATTTGATATAAATGTAGAAAAAGGAAAAAATGTAGTTCCAATGTATTCGGAAATAACATTTACTGTGGGTAGTGGTAGTAAATTTGTTTTTAATATTGAAATGAAAAAAATACTTCCAATCGACGAGGTAAAAAAACAAATAAATAGGTAATACTACAAGGGAAAACACAACATATCATGATACAAAAACAACTACTTTGCACATTTACAGAAAGCTCTCGATATCTAAAAGTCATATCCGACATCAAAGAAACATATGAACTTGCAGATAAAAGACTTTTTGTATTTCAGAACGAAAAAAATATAAAAGAAATATTTTTAACTTTTAATATTTTTAAAGATAAATTGATTAAAACTAAGTATGCTAATACAATTAGTGTACATAGAAAAAAACATACAAATACAATTTATACATTAAATGCAATGAATCGTTTAATCGAAGATGAAAACGATGGTGTATTTGATAGAAATTATCAATTAAACTGGGAATTGTATAAAAATTCAATTATTTTAATCACTGATATTGGTGTGAAAATAGTACCAATTAAATTATCTTCTATTGTTTCTGCTTAATATTTATTTACACCTTGACATTTATCTGATCATACATTAGATTCTTGTTATGGTAAAAATTGTTATGTATCTTGGTTTGAGTGAATCAAGATTTAAATAATTAACCTAATTAAATAATTAAACACTTAAAAGAATTAAAGAATTATGGCATTAAATATATCTCAATTAAAAAGTCGCTTAAATGCGCTTTCAAATCCTGGCAATGAAAAATCTGATATTATTTGGAAACCAAAGCCTGGAAAACAAGTTGTAAGAATTGTACCTTACAAGTTCAACCCCGAAAATCCATTCATTGAACTCAAATTCCATTATAATCTTAATGGCAAGACTTATCTATCTCCAGATAGTTTCGGTCGCCCAGATCCAATTGTTGAATTTTCTAATCGTCTTAAAAAGACTGGTTCTAAAGAAGATTGGCAAATGGGTAGGAAAATGGAACCAAAGCTGCGGACTTTCGCACCTGTGATTGTACGAGGCGAGGAAGACTCAGGAGTAAAGTTCTGGGGGTTTGGTAAGACAGTGTACCAAGAACTGGTATCTGTGTGTCTAGACCCAGAATATGGAGATATTACAGATCCAGCAAATGGTCGTGATATTACTGTAGAGTTTAAAACTGCTGAAGAAGCTGGTAAAAACTTTCCAGAAACGACAGTTCGTGTAAAACCAAATACTACGCCAGCTGTAGATCCCGATGATAAAACTCTTATGGACATTCTCAAGAATCAAGCTAATATTCTTGATTTGTTCCCAGAACTATCATATGAAGAGTTGAGTGATGTAATGAATCAATGGTTGAATCCAGATGGAGAAGAAGGAGAAAGCGGGTTTGATAGTGATTCATCTTCTTCAGATGAAGAACCAGTTAGTGAAGCTAAGGCTACTATCTCAAAAGCAGTAAAATCTCCAAGTGCTACTGCCGCAAAAAAATCATCGTCTGATGATGTGTCGCAGGCATTTGATGATTTGTTCAATTCTTAAAAAATAAATGAAGCTACTGAGGGACTATACCCTCAGTGGCTTTTTAGTTATAAAATTATGTCTAAAAAAACAAAAACGACTAGTAAAGCTAATAAATCTAATAGAGATGAACTTTTAGATTTGCTTCAGTCCGAATTAAATAAAGCTAATAAGGATGGAGGTAAAATTGCTTTTACACTAGATGAAGATGACAATCCAACTGAAGTGAGCGAATGGATTAGTACTGGATCTTCAATGTTAGACCTTGCTATTAGTAACAGACCACACGGCGGGTTGCCTGTGGGAAGAATGGTAGAGTTTAATGGTTTGGAAGGAACGGGTAAAAGTCTAGTATCCGCACATGTAGTGGCTGAAACACAAAAGAAAGGCGGAATCGCAGTATTAATTGATACAGAAAATGCTGGTTCTCCCGACTTCTGGAAAAGTTTAGGTGTAGACCTTACAAAAATGTTATATGTACAGTGTGAAACTGTTGAAGATATTTTTGAACAGATGGAACGAATGATTACAATTGTAAGAAAATCTAACAAAGATCGAATTCTTACAATCATTGTTGATTCTGTTGCTGCTGCTTCTACAAAAGTTGAATTGGAAAGTGATCATGGAAAAGATGGATTTGCTACTGGTAAATCTATTATTATTTCTAAAGCTATGAGAAAAATCACTAACATGATTGGCAAACAAAAAGTGTTGACAATCTTTACTAATCAACTTCGTCAAAATTTGAATGCTATGGCATTTGGAGACAAATATGTTGTTAGTGGAGGAAAAGCACTTGCTTATCATTGTAGTGTTCGTGTTCGATTAAACAACAGCGGAAAACTTAAAAAAGGAACCGATGTTATTGGTAATGAATGTAAAGCTGTAGTTGTTAAGAATCGAATGGGTCCACCACAAAGAACTGCTATATTTGAAATTTATTTCGATAGCGGTATTGCTGATTATAGTAGTTGGATTAAGGTTATGAAAGAAAATAGTCTCGTCAAACAAGGCGGCGCTTATTACACCTATAAAAAAGATGATGGCACGGAATGGAAATTCCAATCCAAAACATTCATAGGCGAATTACAGAAAGATAAAAAGCTTAAAGAAGAAATCTATAATAAGATTTGTGATGCTGTAATTATGAAGTACAAGGATCCTAACAGTAAAATTGTTGAGGATGCAGAAGTGTCGGATGAAGAAGAAGATGCAGCTATTGAATAATATATGACTAACTTTACATCCAATGAAAAGAAAAGATTGTTTTCTTTATTTGAAAATGTAAAAGAAGAAGACAGAGTTGGCGGCTTACAAAAAGCCGCTGACTCTGATATTCTTATAGTAGATGGATTAAACACTTTTATTAGATCATTTATGAAAGTACCATCTATGAATGATGATGGAATGCATACTGGTGGAATTGCTGGATTTTTAAAAAGTGTTGGGTATGCAATTAAATTATTGAAACCTACAAAAGTTATAGTAGTGTTTGATGGTCACGGCGGCAGTCAAAAACGAAGAAAAATATTTTCTGGTTATAAACGAGGTAGGAAGACTAAAATTAGATTCAACAGAACTTATCAGGAGATGTCTAATAATGATATTGAAGATAAGAATCTTAGAATAGAATTACTTAGACTTATTAATTATTTAGATGTGTTACCTGTTACATCTATGTCTATAGATAATATAGAAGCAGATGATACTATTGCTTATTTAGCAATGGATTCTTTCAAAGATAAAAATGTCACCATTATGTCATCTGACAAAGATTTTTTACAACTGGCTAGTGATAGAGTTAAAATCTGGAGTCCAACAAAAAAGAAAGTATTTGGTTGTAAAGAAATATTGGATGAATATGGAATCA